TTACAGCAGAACCATGCAGCGGCGCTACCCGCGACATCCCCAGGCCGGCTGCCTGGCTGTTGTCTCCGCTCGTGCCACCCCCGGAGGGCCACCGTTGGCCGCCCGTCCGGGCAAAGCACCACGAAGGCGATGTCCTGCACGTACCTTAGGGCCCGGCCTGAGCAGTAGCCCTTATTCAGTCACCGCCACGGCCGTGGGTCCACAGCCGCTTAGCTATAAACCTTAGTCTCCTGCGGCCTGTGCCGCAAACGGTTTACCGGACGCGGCCGAGATGAGCGCCCGCAGCTGCTCGTGCGAGACCGGCGGGGTCCGGCCGACGTCCAGGGCATCCAGGAACAGGCCGGCCACCTGGGCCACGGACAGGCCGGCCTCGACCCGGGCATAGCTCCAGCCGGGGATCCGGGCATACCAGCGCACGCCGCGCTGGCCCCTGTCCGGGCGGCGGACGGGCTCGGTGCCGGCGCGCTCGCAGGCGAGCAGGGCCAGGGCCCGCAGCGCCGGCTTGGCGATCGCCACCCGGCCGCCGGCGTCCAGCGCGGCCTGGGCGGCGGCCACCGGATCGGCCGGCGCGCCGTCAGAGCGGCGGGCGCACTGCGGGTGCCTGCCGTACAGGACCTGGGCGCCGACCGCGACCTCCTGCCCGCATCCGGGGCAGATCGCACCGGGCTCCCAGTTCTGGCTGAGCAAGCTGCCCTCCTCATTACTTCCGGGGGCCCGGTAAATCAGTTTCGCGCTATCAAGGTTTATTGATATTCTGGGAGCATGAACAAGGCAGACAGGATCCGCGCGGCAGCACCCGGCCTCAGCGACGAGGAGATCACCCGCCTGGCCCGGGGCACCGTAGCCGAGGTCGACGGCCTTGTCCGCGCGCTGCGGCAGGCCCGGCGCGACGCGCTGAAGCACGCGGCCGACCAGCGGCGGCAGCGCAGGCGCGATAATGCCAGGTATGGCAACTACGACGAAAACCAGCTGACGGAGCGCAACGTGCGCGTCCTTGCCAAGCAGGGCGAGCGGGCCCGGGACGGCAACCTGGACGCGCTGGCCGCGCTCGGCGCGATGACCCGGCACGTGGATGCCCTGACCGAGCTGGCCGTCGAGGGCTGCCGCGCTCGGCGCGATGACCCGGCACGTGGATGCCCTCACCGAGCTGGCCGTCGAGGGCTGCCGCGCCCGGGGCTACTCCGACCCGGTGATAGCCGACGCCCTGGGCATCACCCGGCAGGCCGTGGGCCAGCGCTTCGGCCGGAAGAAGAGCGCCCGCCCGGCGTAAAGCCCCGTTTACGGCTTCATGTCCGGGAGATGACGCCGGGCCCGGTCGGTCGGCGGCTGCTTGTCGGGCACCAGGTCCGGCCGGGCCCGGCGCACCTCGTCGCCGATGTGCTGCAGCATCGCGCTCATCCGCTCCTGCGGGGTCGGCACCGAGCCGGGCTCGGGCAGGGCGACGCCATGCCGCTCCAGCATGATCAGGGCCAGCTCGCGCCGCCTGTGCAGCAGCACCGTGTTCAGGAAGTCGGTGAACACCTGGCAGGTCATGTCGTCGGCCGCGCCGGCCATCAGCCCGATGACATGCAGGATCTTCTCGATGTCCGTGATGACGGCGCGGGCGCCCTCAGGCCACTTGACGACCGGGATCCACTCGACCTCGGGCTCCTCCTCAGCCGGCTCCGGGTCCTCGATGCCCGAGCTGCGCAGGGCGGCAGCCGGGTGGAAAGTCGGCAGCCACCAGGTCTCGAAGGGCCTGGGCGGCCCGGTGAAGCCGGCCCGCTGAAGCCTGCCGTGGATGTCGCTGATCCGGCCGGCGGACGGGCTGACCGCATGCCCGGCGGTCGCGCCGCAGCTGATGACCAGTCCCGGCCTGACGGCGATGATCTCCTGGGCCAGCCGCCGGCGCGAGGCGGCGATCTCGAACTGCTCGGGGGTGCGGTTGCCCGGCGGCCGGTACGGGACCGTGTTGGTGACGTAGCACCAGCGGCGCTGCACGCCGGCCTCAGCCAGCAGCTGGAACAGCAGCTGCCCGGAACGGCCCACGAACGGCCGGCCCAGCCTGACCTCCTCGGCGCCGGGCGCCTCGCCGACCACCGCGAACGGGGCGTTCAGCGGGCCGTGGCCGGGTACCAGCGGGGACTGGGCGGCCAGCGGGGCCAGCACGGTCAGCCCGGCGTACTCCTCGTAGGCGGCGGCGATCCGCTCCTCACGGGTCATCATCATCGCTGGTGCCGGCCGCGCTGCGGCGGCGGGGCGGCCTCCTCCCAGCCCTTCTTGATGACCTCGTGGGCGGCCTCCCGGAACGCGTCCTGCTCGCCCGGGTACAGCTCGGGCCAGGGCGGCAGCCGGATGCGCCGGAACTGCCCGCCGAGAACCGCCGCCCAGGTCTCATAGAGGATCCGGCCGGCCTCCCTCGGCTTCTCCGGCGGCTGCGGCCTCTTCTGCGGCATGCTCACGTGTCAGGTCCTTGAACGGGTCGTCGAACGCGGTGACCTTCTCCCAGCCGGGGTTGGCGGCCTCCCAGGCGTTACGCTTCTTCACGCTGTCCGGGACGGACAGCGAGGCGTGCGGGCCCGGGTGCCACTCGCGGACCTCGCACGGGTAGTCCTGGTGCGGGCCCGCTACCGGCTCACGGCAGGTCCGCTGGGGATACTGCGCCTTCTTCATCTTGCTCGCTATCGTGCCAGGGACACAAACACCCATCGCCGGCGCTCTCGCCGTTGCACCTGACGTGCTCGGCGCGGCGCTGCTCCTCGGACAGCCCCGGGGACCGGTGCGGCAGGTGCATGAGGCACCGGGCGGTCAGGTACATCTCGGCCGCGTCGCGGCGGGCCTCTTCCTGCCTGTCTGCCAGGATCAGGGCGCGCAGCGCCTGGCGGTCGGTCAGCGACATGCGGGCCCGCATCTTCGGGCGCCCGGCTTGCAGGGCCATGTCAAGAAACCTTAGCAGCCTGGTCCGAACCGCTGGCGTCCCAGGCAGCCGTGCGGCCCTGGGTGCGGAAGTCCTTGACCAGCACCGGCACCGGCTTGTCGTACCCGGCCTCGTTCAGCGCAAAGACCCGGTGATGGCCGTTCCACAGCCAGGACTGGTCATCGTCATGGCACAAGGTGATCGGGAAGCTGGGCGGGTAGCTGTGCGTATCGCCGCTCATCCCGCCGTGCTCGGAAGGCCGGTAGCCGCGCTGGCGGATGCCCTCGGCCAGCTCGCTGATGTGCCTGCGCCCGCCCGGGTCCTGCATGCGCCAGGCCTCCCGCTGGGCATACTGCATCAGGTCGCGCGGGTGGATGCGCTGCACGTATTGGCGGTACCTGATGTCGGCGGCCTCGTGCTCAGTCCTGGGGGTGATCACGGCCTCCTTCGGCGGGTAGCCGGTCCACTTGTTGCCCCGCCCCTTGTAGTGCAGTTTCAGCCGCTCGGGCGGGATGTCCTCCGCAGAGAAGTGCGAGCCGCCGACATCACGGAACTCGTACTGGTTGCCCGGATCGTCCGGGTGGACGCGCATGCCCCTAGCGTCGACCTCCCAGATGTCCTGATCCGTGTTGTGCTCATCAGGACGCGGGCTCATGTAGACACCGGGCTCGGTGACGCCATAGCCCTGCTCGAACTCGACGCGCAGCCCGGTGTCCCTGATGCTGTGCCGGTGACTCGGGCTGGTGGCGTGATAGAGCCGGTCGAACTCCTGGTGCCTGTTCCTCGGCCATCCGCACGTGCCGCAGATCTTCTGCTCAGGCGGAATCGGCTTGTGGAAGTCGACGGCCGCTGTCCTCGGGCCGCGCGACCGGCGCACCGCATCCCAGGACCGGGCGAAGCCGGGATGCAGGTCGCCGTTCTTGCGCAGCTCGTCGATCTCATCGGCGGTATGCCAGCCGACACCCGCCGTCTCGTGCTGGGTCTCGCCGCGCCCGCCGGGCATGAAGTGCTCCCCGGCGTCGGCGACCACGGTGTGATAGGCCCAGTCGCCGCAGTCGGTCGACTTGACGACATGATGGGTCCTGACGTGCTTCGGGATCGAGCCCATCTCCTCGCGCGCCTCGCGCCAGGCACCCTGCTCGGGACTCTCGTCCCGGCCGATCGCGCCGCCGGGGACCGACCAGGTGTCGGGCTCGTTGACGTACGGGCTCCGCTTCTGCAGCAGGTACCGCTGCCGGCCGTCCTCGCCCCGGTGCCGGATCAGCAGGCCGGCCGCGCCGTACGCGCCCCAGTGCTCATGGCCCTGCTGGCAGGTGACGAACCGGTCGCCGCTCGATGAGGCCCGGCGCGGGTACCCGGCAGCAGCCTCATGGTGCCCGGCCCGCTCCAGGACGGTGCCCTGGTGCTCGGCGTGGCCGAAATAGCGGATCTCCGCCGGGACATGGGAGATGCCCAGCGCGACGGCCGCGTCCCGGCGGTGGTTGCCCTCAGACAGCTTCGGCTCCTCGCCGTGGTTCACGGTGATGAAGACGGGCTCCCGGATGCCGTTACGGGCGATGTCCTCCTTGAACTCCGGCCACTCGTCCGCGTCGTCCATGTTGCGGTGCTCGCCCGGCACCTCGCCCCGCACGCCGGGCATCCGGGCGATCACCGACGTCGGGATCATCCCGTACTCGTTGCGGGTGATGTGGAAATTGTTGCCGGTTGTGCCCTTGTAGTCCTCGGCTCTCAGGGCGGCGGTCCTGCGGGCCACCGTGTGCTCGTCGCGGGGGTAGGCGCCGCCGTGGAAACGGTGGTAGGCCAGCACCCGGTCGCGCATCGCGTCGTCCTCGTCGCCGTCGCTGACGTCCTCCCAGGTGCGCTCGTGCGGCTCGGGCTCGGCCCGCCACGGGGAGATGTGCTCGACATGAGTGGTCTGGATGTCCTCGGGCTGGGCGATCGCCGAGATGCTGTACGGGCTGCCGTGCGGCCAGTTCTCGCGCTTGGTGATGTACTTCATGGCCGCCTCGCCGCCGCGTCCGGCGTCGGTCTCGTACGGGCCCTCCAGGCCATTGCCGTAGGTGATGCCGCGATGGCCCTGGCCGCGCAGGTCAGCGGTGAAGCCCTTCAGGATCTCGGGCATGTGCGGGTGCCATTGCAGCAGGGACTGCGCCTGGTTGCCCAGGCGGCGCAGCTCGCGGTGGTCATCCGGGGCGCGGGAGAAGTCCCGGCGCGTGCCCTCGCTGTCGGAGTAGTTCCAGGCCATGCTGGCGTTCAGCTTGTCGTTGTGCCAGGCCGGGTAGTGCCTGGAGCCCCAGTCGGCCATGGCGATGTTGAGATGGTGCTCGCTCTCGAAGTGCGCCGGATTGCTGAAGTTCAGCCGGGCATGGACGATGGCGCCCGGCGTACTGCTGACCGATCCGGCGAACTTGTGCGCCACCTCGTGCAGCGGGCTGAAGTGCACGCCGAGCAGCTGATTGGGCTGGGCCCAGCCGCCGGCCATCTTGCGCTCATCCGGCGGCTTGGCCAGCTCATCCTGGCCGTGGCTGCGGCGCTCGCCGAACTCCGGGACACCCCTGGTGCCATGGAACCATGTGTGACGCCACTCCGGCCGCCCGCCGAACCGAGACGACCCGTGGTAGGCGTTCGGGAAACCCTCGCCCGGCGGTCCCTCGTAAGCGCCGAAGTGCTCCAGCAGCCCGGCCGTCTTCGGGGCGTCCAGGCGCTCCAGGTGCGCGGCCGAGGGGACGGCCGCCGAGATCGAGCCCTCGTCCTCGCCGACATTGCGGTAGAAGTAGCCGCGCTTCGCGTTGCCCCGGGTGATCTGGCCGCGCAGCCGCGAGTTCGCGTAGTCGTCCTCAACGGGGATTGCCGGGTGGTTGATCATGGGCCCGGTGATCCGCACCGGGAAGACGTTCGGCCGGGCGTCCAGCGGCACCAGGTGGGCGTGGCCGGAGGCGTCCGGCGTGTAGGTGGCCCGGCCGCTCGGGTAGCGGGCGTTCTCCAGGTCGCGCTCGGTGCCAGTGCGCTGGTACGGGCTCAGCAGCGTCTTGCCGTACTCGCGGGTGCCATCCCACCGGCCCTCCAGCGGGCGGCCGATCCGGGCGTTCAGCGCCTGGTGCGCAGCCTCCTCGGTGCCGACGTGGATGCCGTTGACCGCCCCGTGCTGCCAGTGCCGCTCGTCCGGCGTGCCGTGGTAGAAGGTCCAGTCCGGCGAGGGGGTGAAGTGCGCTACCAGGTCAGGCATGGGCGGGCTCCACGTCAGCGGTGGTCAACCCCTGGGCCAGGGCGTGCGGGTGACCGTCGTCCGGGCCGTAGATGACGGCCTTGAGCTTGCCGACCAGGGCGCCGCTGGCCTGGTCCAGGGCCTTCTCCAGGACGTTGCCGGTGCCCTGCCAGCCCAGCCCGCCGGGGGTGAAGGACTGCGCCCGGCCCTCGTGAATGTAGCGCCAGATCCGCTCCGCCTCCTGCCGCCGGAACGGCTCGGGCAGCCGCAGGATGGCGCGCACCTCGGCGATCAGCGCGCGGGCCTGCTGCATCAGCGCCGGGCCCTGCGGGAAGTCCTGCGCCGACCACTGCGGCAGGTCCGGCGGCCTGACCGTCCACTTGTCGTCCGACAGGTTGTAGGCGGCGTACGGATTGACCTGCCGGATGTCGGCGGCGTGGATGGCGTAGCCGGTCAGGTCGTAGCTGCCGTCCGGGTCGAACGGCGGGTGCCAGCCGTCGATGTTGAACCGCTCGCGGAGCACCGGCTCAACACGGTGC